TCGGTCCCTCGGCGGGGCTATGGATCGCCCGGCAGGCGGGGCTGGCGGACGCGCTTTCCGCCCACGAGCTGCTTTTGACCGGATCGGCGGCGGCCAGCCTTTCGGCCTGGTGGGTGCTGGGCGCGCTGGTGCGTTTGGCCGGTCGCTATGGCGGGCCGAAGGATCTCTGATTTCTCGAACAGTGGAGACATGCCGATGCACGCACCAAGGCGGGCAAACCCTTTCACGCACAAATTCGCGAGCCTTTCGCTTTCCACCCTGTCCGGCGACGGCAGCTTTTCCGGCTATGCCAGCCTGTTTGGGGAGGTGGATCTGGCCAAGGATCGCATCGAGCGCGGCGCCTTTGCCGCAAGCCTTGCCGGGCGCGGGGCCGAAGGGGTGCGGATGCTTTACCAGCACGACCCCAACGAACCGATCGGCGCGTGGACAACCATCCGCGAGGACATGAAGGGGCTTTATGTCGAGGGGCGGCTTTCGCCCGGCGTGGCCCGCGCCCGTGAGGTGCACGCGCTGATGAAGACCGGCGCGCTGGACGGGCTTTCCATCGGTTTCCGCACCGTGCGCGCCAAACGCGATGCGAAGAGCGGCGTGCGCCGCATTCTCGAAGCCGACCTCTGGGAAATCTCGGTCGTGACCTTTCCGATGCTGCCATCGGCCCGGGTCTCGAACGTGAAGAATGCGCGGTTTTACCGCGACAAGGAAACGGAACTCGTCCGCACGCTGAGGCGGGCGGCCCGCACCATGATCATGACAACCTTCAAGGGATGATGCCGATGACCATCGACACTGAGAAAGCCGCTCCGGAAACCAAGGCCGTGCCCGAAACGGTGGCCTCCGCCTTCGACGAATTCATGGAGGCCTTCGAGGCCTTCCGTGAAGTCAACGACCAGCGCCTTACCGATATGGAGCGCAAGCTTTCGCCCGATGCGCTGACCACCGAGAAGATGGAGCGCATCAACCGCGCCGTGGACGAGCAGAAGAAGCTGCTGGACCAGCTCGTGCTGAAAAAGGCGCGCCCGGCGCTGGGCTCCGGCAGCGGTGCGGCGGAGCCTTCCGAACACAAGGCGGCGTTCGACAGCTATGTGCGCCGGGGCGACGAAGCGAACCTGCGCGACCTGGAGGCCAAGGCCTATTCCGGCGCGACGGGCGGGGATGGCGGTTATCTCGTGCCGCCCGAAACGGATACGGAAGTGGGCCGGCGTCTGGCGGCGATTTCGCCGATCCGTTCGCTGGCAACGGTTCGTCAGGTCTCCGGGGCGGTGCTGAAGAAGCCGTTTGCGCCATCCGGCCTGACCGCCGGCTGGGTGGGCGAGACGGCGGCGCGACCGCAGACCAACACGCCGCAGCTTGCCGAGCTTTCCTTCCCCACCATGGAGCTTTACGCCATGCCGGCGGCAACGCAGGCGCTGCTTGACGATGCCGCCGTCGATATCGAAAGCTGGATTGCCGGCGAGGTCGAAACGGTGTTCGCCGCGCAGGAAGGCGCCGCCTTCATTACTGGCGACGGCGTGACTGCGCCGAAGGGCTTTCTCACCGAAGCCAAGGTGGCGGACGCAAGCTGGAGCTGGGGTGCGCTCGGCACGATCTCGACCGGGCAGGCGGGCGGCTTCAAGGCGTCGGGTCCTTCCGACACGCTGATCGACACGATCTATGCGCTGAAGGCCGGCCATCGCCAGAACGCCTCCTTCGTGATGAACCGCAAGACCCAGAGCGCCATCCGCAAGTTCAAGGATGCCGACGGCAACTATCTGTGGCTGCCGCCGGCCGGCCCCGGCCAGCCGGCTTCGCTGATGGGGTTCCCCGTGGCCGAGGCCGAGGAGATGCCGGACATTGCGGCGGACGCCCATGCCATTGCGTTCGGTGATTTCCGTGCCGGCTACCTCGTGGTTGACCGGGTTGGGCTGCGTATTCTGCGCGATCCCTATTCCGCCAAGCCCTACGTGCTGTTCTACACCACCCGCCGGGTTGGCGGCGGCGTGCAGAACTTCGAGGCGATCAAGCTCATCAAATTCGCAGCCTGACAGCAGGCCGCCGCGCCTTCTCCCCGCTGGGGAGAAGGCAAACAGGCCTCGTGGCTGGGGCCGAGGTGCTTTCAGGAGTTTTCCATGACCTATGCGACGATCATTCCACCCGCCGCGGAACCGCTGACGCTTTCCGAGGCGAAGGCGCATCTGAGACTGGACGGTGCCGAAGAGGATGCGCTGCTTACCTCGCTGATTGCGACGGCGCGTGCGCATCTGGAGGCTGAAACGGGCTTGAGCCTCATCGAACGGACGCTGCGGCTTTACCGCGACGACTGGCCGGGCGACGGGGTGCTGAACCTCGACCACGGACCGGTGAAGGCGGTTTCGTCCGTCACCGTTTATGACGAGGCCGGTGATCCCGCCATGGTGCCGCTGACCGGGCACAGGCTGGACGGGGTGGCGCGACCCGCGCGGCTGTGGCTGGCGCAGCGGCCCGCACCGGGTGCGGCGCTGAACGGGATCGATGTCGATTTCGTGGCAGGCTACGGTGCAAGCGGCGCGGATGTGCCGGAGGTGCTGAAGCGGGCCATGCTGACGCATGTGGCGCTGATGTTTGCCTTTCGCGGTGCTGTCGTCGCCGAAAACCAGCCGGCGGGTGTACCGGATGGCTATGAGCGGCTGATTGCGCCCTTCCGTCTCAGGAGGCTTTGATGCCGCTCGTCTTTTTCGACCCCGGCCAGATGACGGCGCGGCTCGAGCTTCAACGTCCGGTTTCCTCCCCGGATGGCCAGGGCGGGGCGGCGGTTTCGTTCGAGACCATCGCCTCGCTCTGGGCCCGCATCGAGCCGATGGGCCACACGCTGACGGAGGAGGCTTCCCAGCGCGGTGTGATGCTGACGCACCGCATATGGATCGCCCACCGTAGCGCGATGGAGGCGGGAATGCGTTTCATGAAGGGGGTGCGGGTGTTTGCCATCCGCGCCGTTCACGACCCGGACGAGACGCGGCGCTATCTGGTCTGCCATTGCGAGGAGGAAGGCGCATGAGCGCGGCCAATACGCTTTTGAAGGCGATCCACGCCCGGCTTTCCGGCGATGGCGATCTCGTGACCATGACCGGCGGGCGGGTGATGCTCGACCGGTTGGCCGACCGCACGCCGCTACCGCTGATTGCGCTTGGCCAGATGGAAACCCGCGATGCCTCCACCTCTACGGAAGCGGGAGCGGAACACCTGTTTTCGCTCGACGTCTGGTCAGACGCCGAGGGGCGGCGCGAGGCGGAGGCGATTGCCGACCGGCTTCACGGGCTGCTCGACGATGCGGCGCTGACGCTGGAGGGCGCAACGCTGGTGAGCCTGTTTCATCTGAAGACCCGCACGCGGCGCGAGGCAAAGAGCGGGCGTTTCGTGGCGGAGCTTTCGTTCCGCGCCGTGACCGAGTGAGCGCGCCTGTCCACAATCCCTGAAAGGATCAATCCATGACTGCCCAGAAAGGCAAGGATCTGCTTTTGAAAATCCATGACGGCACGGCCTATGTGACCGTGGCGGGACTGCGCTCCAAGCGCCTGTCGTTCAATGCCGAAACGGTGGATGTGACCGATGCCGAGAGCGCCGGGCGCTGGCGGGAACTGCTGGGCGGTGCGGGCGTGCAGCGCGCCGGACTTTCGGGCACCGGCATCTTCAAGGATGCGGCCTCCGATGCACGGCTCCGTTCAGCCTTCTTTGCCGGCGACATCCTTTCCTGCCAGATCGTCATTCCCGACTTCGGCACGGTGACCGGGCCGTTTCAGATTTCCGCGCTCGAGTATTCCGGCCAGCACAATGGTGAGGTCCAGTTCGAGGTGGCGCTGGAATCGGCTGGCGCCTTGAGTTTCGGAGCGCTGTGATGGCCGGGCGGGCAAACAGGCGGCGCGGCGAGGTGGAGGCGGTGCTGGGCGGACAACGGCGCATTCTGTGTCTGACCCTCGGCGCGCTGGCGGAACTCGAAACGGCCTTTGCTGTCGATGACCTTGCCAGCCTTGGCGCACGCTTTGCCAGCGGGCGGCTGAAGGCGCGCGATCTCATCCGCATCATCGGCGCGGGGCTGCGCGGCGGCGGCAATGCCTTTTCCGACGAGGAGGTCGCGGCGCTCGACATCGAGGGCGGCGTGGCCGGGGCGGCACGGATCGTTTCCGACCTGCTGACGGCGGCCTTTACCGCCGAGGGAGAGGCTTCGCCAAACCCCTAGATGCCGCAGCGGGCGCGTCAAGGCCCTTTCCCTGGGCCGAGGCGCTGCATGCCGGGCTTTGCCTGTTGCGGCTGCCGCCGGCAGCATTCTGGGCGATGACACCGCGCGAGTTCCACGCGGCGACGGGCGGGCTCAAACCGCGCGCCGCCGCACCAGCGCGGAGCGATCTCGTCGCGCTGATGCGTGCCTTTCCCGACCACAAGGACTGAGCGATGGTGAACGAGGATTATCTGACCGCCGATGGCGGCGTGGATGCGCTGGGCGATACGATTTCCGATCTGGAGGGGCGATCGCGTGCTTTCGGATCGGCGCTGACGGCGGCACTGAAAGGGGCGGCCATCGATGGCAAGGGACTGGACAGCGTACTGCAGACGCTGGGCAACCGGCTTTCCGCCATCGCGCTGAATGCCGGGCTGAAACCGCTGGAAACGTTGGTGTCGGGCGGGATTTCCGGTACCGTTTCGGGGCTCGGCTCGTTGTTTGCCTTTGCCGATGGTGGTGTGCCGGGTCGGGTGGTGCCCTTCGCCGATGGCGGTGTCGTTTCCGCCCCCTCCTATTTTCCGATGGGAGGGGACATGGGCCTGATGGGCGAGGCGGGCGCGGAGGCGATCCTGCCGCTGAAACGCGGGGCCGATGGGGCCCTCGGTGTGGCGGCGGGAGCGGGTCAGGGTACGCAGATCGTCTTCAACGTGACGACGCAGGACGCGCAGAGCTTCCAGAAAACCGAAGGGCAGATTGCCGCCATGCTGGCGCGCACCGCCGGGCGCGGACGGCGGCAATTGTGAACGCGTGTTTCCCCCTCATCCGCCTGCCTGCACGTTCTCCCCGAGGGGAGAAAGAGGATACGGCGCGCGATTGACGAGAAAAGGATGATGTGATGACGACGGGGTTTCACGAAGTGCGGTTCCCGCTGCGGTTGGCGCTCGGCGTTTCCGGCGGGCCGGTACGGCGAACGGAGATCGTCAACCTTTCCAACGGGCGGGAAACGCGCAACAGCCGCTGGGCGCATTCGCGCCGCGCCTATGATGTGGGATCGGGCCTGCGCTCGGTGGCCGATCTCTATGAGGTGCTGGAATTCTTCGAGGCGCGGCAGGGCCAGCTTTACGGTTTCCGTTTTCGCGATCCGATCGACCATGCCTCCGCGCCGCCGGAAGGGGCGATTTCGCCGCTCGACCAGCGGATCGGCACGGGTGACGGTGTGGTGGCGACCTTCCAGCTTGTGAAGCGTTATGGCGATGCCGGGGCCTCCTACGAGCGCACGATCCTGAAGCCGGTTGCGGGGTCCGTGCGGGTGGCGGTGGGCGGTGACGAGAAGGCGGCGGGTGCTTTTTCCTGCGACAGCGAAACCGGCGTCGTGACGTTTGCCGCGGGGCATGTTCCGCCCGCAGGCGCGGCGGTGACGGCAGGCTTTTCCTTCGATGTCCCGGTGCGTTTCGATACCGGGCGGATCGACGTCAACCTCTCGGCCTTCCGGGCCGGGCGCATTCCCGCCATTCCACTGATGGAGATCTTGCCATGAGGACGATCCCCGGACCTCTCGCCGCGCATCTCGACGGCGGGGTGACGACGCTGTGCCATTGCTGGCGACTGACCCGGCGCGATGGCGTGGTAATGGGCTTTACCGATCATGACCGGCGCCTGACTTTTGCCGGTACTGATTTTCTCGCAGCCAGCGGCTTTGCCGCCAGCGAACGCGAGGAGGAGGCGGGGCTTTCCGCCGCGACCAGTGAGGTGGCAGGCGGCTTTTCCAGCGAGGCCATCCGTGAGGCGGATCTGGCCGCCGGTCTTTATGACGGCGCGCGGGTGGAGCTTTTCCTCGTCAACTGGGCAGATCCTTCGCAGCGTCTGCTGTTGAAGGTGGAGGATGTGGGTGAGGTGACGCGGGCGGGCGGTGAATTCCGCGCCGAGTTGCGGGCGCTTTCGCACCGGCTCTCCCAGCCGCAGGGCCGGGTCTACGCGCGCCGTTGCGATGCTGTGGTGGGCGATGCGCGCTGTGGCATTGCGCTGGCCGGTTTTCAGGCAACGGGCACGGTGACGGCGGTGACGGATGAAAGCCGCTTGCGCGTGAGCGGGCTTTCCGGCTTCGCGGCGGGCTTTTTCCGCCATGGGCGGCTGGCGTTTACCGATGGTGCGCTGGCCGGGACCGTGGCCGATATCGATGGGCAGGACGGCGCGGCACTGAGCCTGTGGCTGCCGCTTTCCCCATTACCTGCGGTGGGGGACCGGGTGACGGTGACGGCAGGCTGTGATGGCAGCTTCGCCACCTGCCGGACGAAGTTTTCCAACAGCGCCAGGTTTCGCGGCTTCCCGCATATGCCGGGTGCTGACTTCGCCTATTCCTACGCCGACGGCGACACCGTGCATGACGGCGGGGTACTGTTCGAATGAGCGTGCGCGAGGAGGTTCTGGCCATCGCGACGCGCTGGATCGGCACGCCCTATCGGCATCAGGGCGCCCGCGAGGGTGTGGGCTGCGATTGCCTCGGTCTGGTACGTGGCATCTGGCGGGAGATTTATGGCGCGGAGCCGGAGCTGGTGCCGCCCTACGCACCCGATTGGGCCGAGCGTTCGGGCGAGGAACGACTGATGCGGGCGGCGGAGCGACATTTCGGGCCGGCTGTGACAATGAGCGATGCGCTGCCGGGCGACCTTTTGCTGTTTCGCTGGCGGCAGGGCTTTGCCGCCAAGCATGCCGGTATTCTGGCCGGTTCCGACACCTTCATTCACGCCTATGAGCAGGCGGCGGTGGTGCGTTCGCCGCTGACGCCGGGCTGGGCCCGGCGCATTGCCGCCATTCATCGTTTTCCGGAGAGGTGAGGCCATGGCAACCCTTCTGTTTCAGGCGGCGGGTGCCGCGATTGGCGGCATTTTCGGGCCGGTGGGCGCGGCCCTTGGAAGGGCAGCGGGCGCGCTGGCCGGCAACCTGATCGATACGAACCTGATCGGCGGCACGACGACCGTGCGCGGCAGCCGGCTTTCCACGGCACGGCTGGCCGGTGCCGACGAGGGGGCGGTGATACCGCGCGTTTACGGCACGCTCCGCATCGGTGGCACGCTGATCTGGGCGACGCGCTTCGAGGAAGAGGTCAACTCCACCCGAACCGGCGGCAAGGCGGGTGGAAGCCGCGTGGAGAATTACCGCTATTACGCCAATCTCGCGGTGGCGCTGTGCGAGGGCCCGGTGGCGGCGATCCGCCGCGTGTGGGCCGACGGGCGGGAACTTGACCTGACCGGTATCGAGATGCGCTTTCATCGCGGCACCGAAACGCAGCAGCCTGATCCGCTGATCGAGGCGAAGCAGGGGGAGGGCAATACTCCGGCCTATCGCGGGCTTGCCTATGTCGTGTTCGAGCATCTGCCGCTCGACGGCTTCGGTAACCGCATTCCCGTCCTCCAGTTCGAGGTGATCCGCCCGGTGGGAGAACTGGAGAAGGACATCCGCTCGGTGGTGGTCATTCCCGGCGCAACCGAAGCGGGCTACGCGACGGTGCAGGTGAGCGAGCGAACCGGCGACGGCGCGCTTACCATTTTGAACCGGCATGTGACGGCCGCCCCGACCGATTGGCAGGCCTCGCTCGATGAGTTACAGGCGCTTTGCCCCAACCTCGAAAGCGTGGCGCTCGTCGTTTCCTGGTTCGGGACCGATCTGAGGGCGGGGGAATGTCGGATCGTGCCGGGTGTCGAACAGGGGACACGAACCGGTGAAAGCCTGAACTGGCAGGTGGCGGGCCTGAACCGCGCTGCCGCACACCTCGTCAGCCGGAACCATGGCGGTCCGGCCTATGGCTCGACCCCTTCCGATCGCAGCGTGATGCAGGCGATTGCCGACCTCAAGGCGCGCGGACTGAAGGTGCTGCTCTACCCCTTTTTGATGATGGACATTCCCGCCGACAACAGCCTGCCGGACCCCTATGGCGGTGCTCGGCAGGCGGCTTATCCCTGGCGCGGGCGGATCACCGCTTCGCCCGGAGGTGCGCCGGTGAATGCGGAAATCGAAGCCTTTTGCGGGAGCGCGCAGTCTGACGACTTTACGGTCGCGGGCGGCCTTCCCGTCTATGCCGGGGCGGACCAGGGCTACCGGCGGCTGGTGCTGCATTACGCGAGGCTCGCGGCGCTCTCGGGCGGGGTGGACGGGTTCATCATCGGCTCGGAACTGCGCGGACTCACGATATTGCGCGATGCGGCGGGCAATTTTCCCTTTGTCACGGCGCTGATGCGGCTCGCAGAGGATGTGCGCGGCGTGCTCGGCCCGGCCACGGCGCTGACCTATGGCGCCGACTGGAGCGAGTATTTCGGGCATCATCCCGATGACGGTTCGGGCGATGTGATCTTCCACCTCGATCCCCTGTGGGCGCATCCCGACATCGACGCGGTGGGGATCGACAACTACATGCCGCTCTCCGACTGGCGGGACGGCGATCTGGCGGCGGTGAACCCCGACGGTTTCCGGCTTTGCGATGACGGTGCCGCCATGCGGGCGCAGGTGACAGCGGGCGAGGGGTTTGACTGGTTCTATGCCAGTGCTGAAGACCGCACGGCACGGGTCCGCACGCCGATCACCGACGGGCTTGCGGGTAAGGACTGGGTGTTCCGCTACAAGGATCTGGTGAACTGGCGAGACAAGCCGCATTTCAACCGAATAGGCGGCGTGGAGCAATCGACGCCAACGGCATGGGTGCCGGGCTCGAAGCCGATCTGGTTCACCGAACTCGGCTGCCCGGCCATCGACAAGGGCGCGAACCAGCCAAACGTGTTCGTCGATCCGAAATCCGCCGAAAGCGAGGTGCCGTATTTTTCGAGCGGTGCGCGAGCCGATAGCCAGCAGCGGCGGTTTCTGGAGGCGCATCTGGAGCACTGGCGGGCGAATGGACCGGTCGATCCGCGGAACATCTTCCTTTGGGCATGGGACGCGCGGCCTTATCCAGCCTTTCCGGCGGAAACGGGGGTGTGGTCGGACGGTGAGAACTGGCGCACCGGCCACTGGCTGAACGGGCGGCTGGGCACGGCGACACTGGCGGATGCCATCGCCGCCATTCTGGCCGACCACGGCATCGACGATTTCGATGTGAGCGGCGTTTCCGGCGATCTCGGCGGCTACGTGCAGGGCGATGTGGCTTCTGCGCGCGACCTGATCGAGCCGCTGATGGCGGCGTTCCAGATCGAAATGCGGGAGGATGGCGCGACGCAGGTGTTCCGTTCGCAAGGTGCGGCAAGCCTTGATCCGGTGACTGTCACCGTGCTGGCCGAGGACAAGGATGAACCGCTGTGGCGGGAAACACGCGGCCATGACAGCGATGTTCCATCTGGCACGGTCCTGACCTTCGCCGATGCCGACAATGCCTATGAGGTGGCGAGTGCACGGTCCCGCCGGGTGGCGGGAACCAGCGCAAGGCTTCTGAACGACAGCCTGCCGGCGGCGATGAACCGCGACACGGCGCTGGCGGCAAGCGAGGCGCGATTGCGCGCCGCCCATCTGGGACGCCGGACGGTGACCTTTGCACTGCCGCCGCAGGACGCCCGGCTTACGGTTGGCGATGTCGTGCGTCTGGTGCCAGGGCCGGCAGGCCGGTTCCGGGT